AAGGAAAGTTCACCGGTTAAAGATACGATTTTACTATCTTTACTGATAGAAATAAATACATCTTCACGGTCGGCGGTTACCTTTGCTTCAAACTTTTGAATTTCAAATAAAAGTTCATTGTCCCACCATACTTTTCCCCAGCTGCCGTTCCAGCGGCGACGTCCTCTGTATTTTACAGCTTCTGCTTCTCTTCCCATTTATAACTCTCCTTTACATAGTAAAATCAATCGTCAAATCTTCCATAGCGTTAACCGGCGTAATACGGCCTGTTAAATAAACATTGGTTCCCGTATTATATTCGCGAATTTGCTGTACTGTCATTTCCGCGACATCTTCACCTTTCAATATTGCATAGTTTTTCTGTTGTTCTTCGTCAATATCCACTGTATTCTGTGCCGTAGGACTGTTATCAAGCACATTGCCTTTCAATCCACTGAAATACACAAGAATAGCAGAAATAAATAACATTTTATGATTATAATCATTTATCACTTTGCCGACATAATCAGATTTGAACGTATCACGAATATCATCCGTTATCATGTCGATGCATTCAACAATTTTTATGAAACGGAAATCCTGACCTACGTCAGTTGTAAATGTCGTAAGACTGTTGCAGGCACGGGCAATTTTTACGCCGTCGCCTTCACCTTCATCAATGAGTAACAGTTGTCCTTTATCAATTAAGCTGTCAATATCTTCATACGTTTCTACGCTTTCAACTTCAGTCAATTGATAATATGTTGCACTTCTATCAAGACTAAGCCCCGCCAAAATGCCGGCAATACGTGCCGTATATTCTGTTGCTGTATAAATCGTGTAAGGCTGAACCGTATCATCGCTTGCAACTACACTGTCGCCGACCATGCCTTCACCGATAATTGCGACCGCACTTTCGCCGTCTTCCGGTTCCACATAGTCAGGATTAGGTACGCGAATATTTTCCGTGCAAAAATTTATAATTCCTTTATCATCAGCTTCTTGATGTGCAAGTACAGCTTTAAATGTTTTCTTATTATTGTTGCGCTGTGTTTTAATCCAGCTGGCCAAATCTTCATGTTCACTGCCGGAAGCTGTCGGTGCGCAAATATAATTCCATTTAATATTGCTAATCTGTTTAAGTACGTAAGACTGATTTACTGTCGGCTCTGCTACAGTATCATCCGGAATTGTATATACTAAAATACGTAGCGGCGTACCGAGCAGACATTTTTTAATTAAATCGACATTTTTATCCGTAAGTCCTTTATCCGGAATATCTGTGATATCGGAAATTTTATAAGATTTCATAACGTCCGTTGTTTCGTTTTTCAAAATCATGGCCACAATGCCGCGGGCAGAACGGGCAATTGCTGTTGTAGATTTTGTTTTAAAAGTTATAAGTATTTTCGGCATACCGAATATTTCTTTTTCGTTAGCCATTAAAATCATCTCCTATTTTAAATTAAGTTCTAGCGTTTGCATTAAATCATACATAATAGCAGAACTTTCTTTATCGGTTAAACAATCCGCAAAATCAAGATAAAAAACATAATGTAGTATCTCATCGACAAATCGCGTATGACTTTCAAGAATGGTGATATATCTGTCTTTGATATGAAATACAGGTCTAATTAAACCGTCTAAGGTATCAGCCGTATCATACAGAACAGACCTTTTTATTCGGCCGTACTCATCCGGAATTAGAACCAGCATTATATCAATCTGTATGGATTTATCCGTTAAAATTTCATCAACGGTTTTATGCCGTGGCATCATTTCCACATAAAAATAAGGCTCACTCGATTTTTCCACATTATCGAAATGAACCTTATAATTGAATTTAGATTTTAAAAGCGTTGTAAGTCCTTTTTTTATATCAAGTAATTTAATCATTTAAATATATCATCCATAATTATTTTGGCGTCCTCCTCGAAATTATCCCGCAGTTCCTCAACACCCTGATGAAGCATATAAGCACCTTTAACAAATTTTATTTTACCGTTTTCATCTTTTACCCATTCGCCCCTGCGGTTTTTTACGCGGTGTCCATATTCCATATGTGCGGCATATTCCGTATTATTGTAGACTTTAATACTGCCCATATAAGGACGGGTACGCTGCCAGTTATTTTTTAAATTACCGGTATCAACGGGCGTTAAATCTCTAGTGTATTCGATAAGGTTTTCAGCGGATTTTTTCACAAATTCATTGCTCTTTTTAGGTATCTTTTTTATGGCATTATCAAGTTTAGCGATAAAATCATCAATGCCTTCAATTTCAACGCTCATCTTGCCTCATCCTTCCGTTTTACCGTTACTTCCTGATGTGATTTATACTTAAACGATTTTACGACGTTCAATAAAATTTCCTGCTCGTTGCGGGATATTTTCAAAATATCATTCGGCAGAACATCGTATTGCGGCGGAAGAAATAATTTTAAATCCGTAATAACATCTACCTGTCTGTCTGTATTTTTAGCTGTAAAAGGTTTACCGCTTTGATACAACTTGCAGGGAATATTAACATAGATTTCCTGCACTGTATAATCATCTGCTCCTTCGTCATCAACAGCATTAATTTGACGACAAACAGTAACATTATCATGATACATATATTTACTAAGCAGACTGTTTAATTGTGATGGTGTCGGCATGAACCAAACCCCGCAATCTTTCGATATAAATTCAATTTCGGCTTGATACTGTCAAAATCCAGGTCATTTAAAACACCGGAAGAAATCGCCGCCGCCACATTAAATTCAAACTTAGTATCACCGGCTTCAATGCTTTTAAGCTGCGCCGCCCCTTCCGCTGCTGTTTGCTCGTCGCCGATACGCTTATTTATCAAATCCATACAGGTGAAAGTTAAAGCACGTGGAAAATCGTGTCTGTGGCAGTAGTCAAGCACGTCATTTACAAGTTTTTCAACATAAATACCGAGTACAGCCTCGTCGATTTCCGTATCGCCGCGGATTGTTTTTACTTTGGCTATAATATCCGCCACTGCTTCAGCAGGTGTCATAATATCCCTTCTTTTATCCATTTATACCTCATTACTAGCTTTCTAATTCCAAAAACCGCCATTATATAAAATTACATTCCAGACAATCACCCAAAACACTTTTGCAAAAAAGCTTACCTTTATAGTTTTCCCATGACAAAAAAGGCTGACGACAACCTGCATGGTAAATAAAATTATTGCCAATATATGCCAGATATCCATTTAATCACCTCTTAATTTTGGGCATAAGAAAAGCACTCACATTTCTGCAAGTGCTAAAAATTATCTTTTAAAATATCATTTTTTCCCATATTTCTTTCGGTATCTGTTCTAGCGGCTTATTATTTTCTATTGCTTCTTCAAGCATTCTAGTATCCCTATTTGTCTCATTAACATCAAGTTTTGTTGGTTGGTGTATTAAAGGTTCGCTTAAAAGTACACGGTCAAGAGAATTTTCACCAAATTTTTTTAAATATTTATCATATGCCTCATCAAATCGCGCCAATGCTTTTGCATATTCCTCACCAAAGGCTTTATATTTTGTCCACATTATATCCCTCTTTATGCTTTCAATATTAATCCTATAATTAAATACAAAAATTCTATATCATCTTTTATTGTAGCATAAATAGGCTTATATTCGCCATTGATAAGTTCGACTTTTTTCAGTTGCTTTGTTGGTTCAAATACTAATTCTAACCCCACGCTTAATACTTCGGAAGCATCTGGATAGTCCTTACCGATATAAGGGCTTATAAAATCATCCGGCTTAGTTGTTTCATCCTTTTTATATCTTGAATTGAAAAGAATTTCTCTTAACAGTACAGATTTTTCATCTTTAGTACGGTCTTTTAAAAACTCTTTAGATATTCTAAGAGCATTTTTATTGAAATATTCAACATAATGACCTATTTCATGGTAAGGTGTTGTTTTGCGCATTCCGTTCATATGAATTGATACATAACCTGTTTTGTAGTCTGGAAACTTTGTAGCATAATATTTACCATTAGCCATAACAGCTCCTTCATTAAAAAATCCTCTATTGGTTATTAGAGTATACAGTTTTTTTCCGCTATCAGTTAAATAATTTACCCAGTCTTTTGGATAATAGGAAAATGCTTCACTAAGTTGTTGTTTAGTAATTTTGTTACTTCCTTTTGCCCATTGTTCCGGTGAAAGTTCGCCGCCCATTTCACGGAAATTGCTGAATACTTCTTTTAAGGCTTCTTTATCGCCAATTTTATTTTTAATATCAAACTGTTCGCATACGTTTCGTCCGATATTGATAATATCATCTTTTGTACAACTTTTTATATCCGTATTTTTGATTAATTCTTTAAGTGTCGGTTTATTAGCGTTAACTGTCAGCTTTTTGTGTGCTTTTTCCCACTGACTGAATGACATGGATTTTTCAATATAGACTTTGTAATAATCATCATAATTCATAGCGGCAGGGATGATAATTCGTTTTCCGTTTTTATCACGTGCACTGCGTTTGCCGCGTCCCGTATCATAATCGGTTAGGTTGCCCGCAATCGTTGAACGGCAATGCGGATGTAGCGGCGGCATATTAGTGCCGGGCGTTGCACTGTCCACCGGATAAACTTTGCGGTCATGTGCTCTGCATAATGTTGATGTTTTTTTGTCGAGTGTGGCCAGAAATATATAGTATTTCATGTCAGTGTCTTTTATACTGTCCAGTGCCGCCTGATTTTGTACGTAATTCATTTCAGTGCGTACAAGGCGGGTAGCTTCATATTTGCCGACATTCATTCTTTGCTGTACGAGCTTTGCCATTTTATTAATAGATACACCGCGATGAAAGCCGTCCGTAATTTCATTTTTGATGAGTTTTGCCAGTTTATCCGTATTTTTCCAAATACGCTGACTGTAGTTTTTTCCTGACCATGAATTATTCAGCACTTTGCGAATTTTTTTATCATCAACTTCTGATACAGACGATTTTATACCGATTGTTTTGCCAATATCGAACAGATTTTTATAATAATTGTCCTTATATGCACCGGATAAAAACTTTGTCATGCCATTTTCGCTGTCCGTGCCGAGCCTGTAGAGGTTTTTTAATGTATCGCCATATAATTTATCAAGACGTGAAATACGTTTGCGCATGGCAAGCGTATTTAGTTCCAGCAGTAGTTTATTGTCAACGTTCTTATCTATGGCATCCAGATATTCTTCCAGAGACATTCGCCACTGCTTAAATTCTTTATCCGTTAACAGTTTACTGGCTTCGGTATAAGTAAGATTGTTATCTTTGGCATATCTGGCGTATAAAACAGCAATATCATCAGTAATACGAGAAAGAGCCCGCCTGTAATACTCGGCAAGCTCTTTTTCAATCGTATCTTTGGATTTTTTAATCCATTCCGCTTCTCGTTCTTCAGCACGCTTTTTCCAGTAATCTTCATTATTCATAAGATTACCTTAACCTTAAGCTGCTACAACTTTATGTTTAAATGCTACCATGCGTATTTGTTTCGGTTCATAGACGCGTTTCCAGTTTTGCGGGTTGGCCAATTCTTCGCGAGATGGGCTTTCCACATGTTCGCGTACTGCGTTCTGCCATGCAACACCTCTCGGGTGCATGATGAAGCAACGGCGATTGTAAAGCATATTGACGCCCGCGCCAAGATTAGGGTCGCGGTCCGTTTCCGTCTGCACAAATCCTACAGGAGAACCTTCGCCATAGGCAATAGCACCGCGTCCGAATAAGTACGTCGTATAAATATCACCTTCAAACGGACAGCCGTCATCTACGATAACTCTGCGGTCCTGATACGTTTCAAATTCAACAGAGTTACTGTCGCGTTCCGTAGAAATAAGATTCTGCTGTTTAAGGTAGGATTTTGTCTTAGAGTGCATTACCACGCCAGTAAGCTGGTCCTGTGCATCGCCCAAAAGCTGAAGTGCGTCAATGAATGCCGATGCGGAAATATTTGCATTTTTACCGGCTTTTCCGGAGATATCAAGTACGTGGTCTTTCATAGTGTCTGCACTGAATACGCCTTTTAACAGATTAATAAGTTCCTTTTGATATTCTCTAGCCCAATAAGAAGAAACGAGTTCCGCAATAGCTTTCATTGGGTCGCTTCCTGCAAGTGCCGCCGCTAAATTCGTTGCGGACCATTTTTGCTGGCGCATAATTGTCGTGGATACATCTTTGCTGGATGTGATTTTTTGAAATTCAATTTCTTCACCTTCCACAATATTTTGCGCATCGCCCGTTAAATCTTCAAAAAACGGCATATTGTGTGTGCGCGCCGCTTCGCTTGCAAGTCTGGAAAATTCCGGGCTTGTCGTGATTATCCCGCTTTGAAATAAAGCGGATTTTTCCATTGTGCGATTAATTACATACGGATTAAAAAGCTCCGGTACGATGATGTCTGCAAGTGTTGTTCCTGCCATTAATTAAAACCTCCAATACTAACGCCTGCTTCCTGTGCCAAAGATTTAGCCAGTGCAGGGTTTTCCTTAAACAATCTTCCCTGTTCCGTCATGTTGAATGTTTCTTTTTTAAACGGATTTACTTTATTTTCGCCGTTTCCGCCAGCTGGTTCATATCCACTGCCTTTTGGTTTTCCATCTTTAAATAAAAAAGGCTTAGATTGCTTCAGAGGGTTAATCTGTTCATCCAAGCCTGCAACTGTGCCATCATCGGACACAATTAATTTAGTTTTATCAATCAAACCAGCTACGATATCCACATCTTGCGCTGTGCCGCTTAATTTTAGCTTTACTGCGCTGTCAATACGGAGATTTTTCAAATCCGTTTCGTACTTTGTTTTTGCGGATTTGTTATCTTCCTGCAACTGTTTAATCGTAGCTTCAAGTTTTTCCTTATCGCCAGCTGTCTTTTTCAACGTTTCAAGCTGTTTGTCGCGCTCTTTAATCTGCGTTTCCAGATTGGATTTGGCTGTAGCGGCTTCATCAAATTTTGCTTTTTCTACATAATTATCTTTTAAAAAGTTCTTTAAACCTTCAGTAGCTTTTTTCTTAGCTTCACCGTCAAGATTTAACGAAGCAATATATTCTTCAACATTCATTGTTTATCTCCTTTATGCTCCGGCTGTATATGTGCCCGTAATAGATGCCGTACTTTCATCATCTAAATGTGCTGTGCCGGTAATTGCTGTACCGTTAACATTAATCTCGATAGATGTAATTTTTGCACCTGTATCACCTTTAGCACCAGCTGCGCCATCCTTGCCGGCAGGGCCCTGCTCTCCTGTATCGCCTTTTTCGCCCTGCGGACCTTGAGCACCGGTATCACCTTTTTCACCCTTATCGCCTTTTGGTCCTTGTTCGCCAGTGTCGCCTTTATCTCCCTTTTCACCCTTGAGCGAATTTAAGAAGTCCGTTTCCGTTTTATCGGCATTGCCTTCCTGTTCTTTCCAAATATCAAAAGCGGATTTACCGTCTGCACCGTCTGCACCGTTAGCACCGTCAGCTCCAGCCGGACCCGGTGTCATAGCTCGATTATTGGCATCTTCAATGCCTGCTTCCATATTATTCATCAGAGTTTTTGTAATAAGTTCTCCGTCCTGCCAATCATGTTTTGTATACATAGTTTTATTCTTCCTTTCCTATTTTGGATTTATTAACTTTTGCCTCGCCGACTACAGCTTCGGTAATATCTTCCTCTGTACTTTCGGTATATTCCGTATTGGTCTTGATACAATACTGGATAATGCGGATTATTTCATATTCATTCAAATCCGCTACTTTACTGAACGGGAAATCCTTGCCGAAAGCCGTGTAATACTCTTTCATCCATTTATACATTATTCATCACCACCTTTGCCGTTATAACCGTCACCATTATAAATATCCTGTTGTTCCTTCTGCTCTTTGGCTATCTGTTTTTCTTCCTGTTCCGGGTCATCAACAAGAGGGTGATTTTTTATAATAGTTTTATCGGATATGATGCCTTTGGATTTACTGCAAATATCTACAAGCTCACTTTCACTCCTTATAGCGTTTCTGGTCCATGTCTGGATGATATTTTTAACATCCTTATTGTGATAGCGACAGATAGCGCGAACAAGTTCACCAAAGCCTAGGCGAAATTCCGTTTCCATAAGCCCTGCTTTAAGCTCTAAAAGTGAATATAGAAACTTCATAGCTTCTCCGCTAGTACTATCAAAACTCTGCTGCTGAGGATCTATACCCTGCCCCATAGAAAAAATAGCTTTTCTTGTTATTTCTAAAAGTTCTTTTCTTGCTTCTACTGGTATTTCTATTGTTATTGTAGAAAGACCACTTTGGTCGCCAGTACCAGCACTATCAAGATTAATTGTTTTATATTTTTTTAGCTTACGCAGAAAATCAACAATACCTTTTACGCCTTCTTCACGCATTCCGCCATAATTGGTTAGTACAAAAAGAACTTGCTGAATATCTTCAAGGTCATTTACGAAACCACTATAAGTTTTATCGTAACTATCAATTAGCTTTTTTATATTATCGAGGTCCAATGTTTGCAAATTATTATTAGCAAATGGAATAAAAGGAACTACACCCATGTTGTGAGTGTAAATATTAGAATAACTATTATCATTTGCTGTGGGAATATCGTAAAAAAACATTGGATAATCCATTAAATCATTTCTTATAGAATATTCCTTACCATTACGGCGCCTAAATGCTTGACATTGTGTATCTGACCAATATTCATATATTGTCCAGCTGATTCCATCATCATCAATATCTGTATAATATCTTAAAACTGCCAAAAGCTTTTTATTTAGTTTCTTGGACCATACTGGTATGACTTGTGTTGATGGAACAACAGCATAACAAAATCCTTTTTCATTATCGTCCCAATAATGTAACCATGCCATGCCACTATTAGAAGCATTTACACATAAATCCTTGCACTTTTTAGCATAATCATCGCCTAGTGTATCTACAATTAAAGTGTTTAAGTCATTATCTTTCGTATCAAAGATTGGTGGATAAGTGAATAGATAACTAGCTTTTTGATTTACTAATAAATTATAAAAACTGAATGGTACCCGATTATCTGCACTTCGAAGTGGATTTTTTAACTCATCAGGACAATGTTCCTTATAAAACAAAATATCATTTTCAACTTTGTAATAACGTTCAGCCACATCAGCTTTCGTAACAAAATCGCAATGACCAGCTACATAATTAGAAATTAACTTTTTGGCTACGTCTAAATCCATTTTTTCACCTCCTCACCAAAAACTTTTTTTATTTCTAACCGGCATATCGTTTATAAAAGCATATCTACAGGCATCAATCGTATGATTGTTTTTATCAGGATAAGCAGATATAAATTCATCATCCTTATTTCGCTCATATTCATAATTCACAAATTCTTTATACGTATTCGGACATTTTTGCCGGTCAATATATATGTGATTTAAGCTCTGAAGCCATTTCATTCCATAATTAACGCTATCAGGTCCTTTTTTAGCACCATAAACATTAAGACCTAAATTTCTAAGCGTTACAATGCTCTTTGGCTCCGCACTATCTGCCATAATTACGCTATACTCATATCTCATAAGCTTAGGCTTTATTTTCTTAGCTGCTAATTCATTAGTAAGTTTTATCCGATAAACTTCATCAAATAAATACAAATCATTATATTTACCATCATATGCACCTTGAACATAAGCAAATGCATCCACTGCAAAACCAAAATCAATGCCATGTCTTATAGTTTTAAAGCCATTAATCATTTCATCAGTTATAGTCTTTTCTTCTACATTTTCAAAGACATTTCCACCTGTACCAATTGCTTTACCAATGAATTCATGTAGATATTTTTTATAATTTTGTATTTTACAAGTTTCAGCTTCAATTAGAAATTGTGGACCTAACCAATTTTGCGGGACATCTAAATAACAAGAAGTATGAACAATTTTATCTGGTCTTGGGTTAGTAGCTTCATAATTCACCCAAGCATTTTTACTTTTAGGTGGATTAAATGAATAAAATACCCAAAACTTATCACCACCACGAAGAATAGATTGATTTAATGTATCTATTTCATTCATACCTGTGAACTCGTCCAATTCCTCATACCAGCAGTAAGCAAAATAGCCTTTGCGAAGTTTTACTGATTTAGATTTTTTAGGATCATCACAGCCGCGAAAAATAATACGTTGACCTGTAGGTTTATAAGTCAGTCCAAGTGGTGAAAGACTTATTTTCCAAAAGTTAGACACGTTTAATTTATCTATTGCCCATATAAGCTGTTCAAAGACACTTTCTTTTAAATAATGTCCAACTTTACGAAAAACGATTGCATTGTAATTTGAATTTTTCATCATGCCAATTATAATTTCAATGCTAATATATGATGATTTTGTACTACCTCGACCACCTCGAAGCCAATAGTGAGTATATTCGTGATTTTTCACTTGATGATGAAGCTTATAAAAGATTGGTGCTATCAAGTCATTCAAATTTATCTGCACTCGTTTTCACCTCTACATCAGGAATATTATCCATAATTGTAGCTTTTATAGGCTCATCTTCTTTTACCTTAGATATTTCTGTTTTAAGTTTTTCAATACGTAACTTTTGTTCTTCTGTTGCAAAATCCGAACGACAAAGTTCTTCATATTGCTTAATAAGGTTCATCAGTGTCCCCATAGCCCTTGATTGTGCAATTAAAAAAGAAGCCTGTTTTTCGTAGGCTTCTGTGTATTGATAAGCTATAGCTTCACCTTCTAAAGTTATTCTTTTTGTACAGTCATTAGCATCCTCTACGTACATTAATTTTTGTGAACGTATGATTGCTGCATATTTAAGGCAAATGTTTTCCCATAAAATATCTAGTGGCGACATCATCTCAATATTACCAACAAGCTCTAATGTTTCTGCTGGCAAATATTTTGAAAATAAACCGTGCTTTATAGCATTGGTATTTTTCTCAGGTGCTCCACCTTTATTAATTCTAGGTTGTTTTGTTTCGGTACTTTTTAGCTCAAGTCGAAAATCATCTACAGCATTATTATTACGCTTAGTTTGTACGTTTTTGGGTTTTCGAGGTTGCAACTTTTTAACTTCTTTAGTTGCAACTTTTTTGGTATTAGGTTGCAACTTTTTCCAATGACGACTAGCCCATGATTTTATTGTTGATAAATTAATATCATACTTTTCTGCTATATCTTTATATTTCATTCCCGTACAATAATCTTCAAAAGCTAAATCTTTTACATTTTTATTTGCCAAATCACCTCACCACCTAAATTTTTGTACTAAAAAGGCCACTATCAAAATGACAGTGGCTTAAATCCCATATCGTTAATTTTCATTATTTAATTTAAAAGTAGATACACTACCAAGTAAATGTAGTATAACACATTTGTCAAAAAATAGCAATTATCGTGATTCAAAATTTATTGATAAACCCGCATTTATTTGTGCTAAAGTCTTTTTATTATCAGCTTTTCGTCTACCTTTGCCGTTATTAACGCCACCTTTTATCTGTTCTCCTTCTTGTAAGCTCATTGCCTTATACATTAAATTTTGCTGTCTTTCTTTTTCCCAATGATTGGCAAAATTCATATCTTGTGGCCACAATTCAGCTCCACATTCAGGGCATTTAAAATAATCGCCTTTAGCCTGCATATGCACAGCTTTACCTTCATAAGTTAAACAAATATTACACAAAATATCCTTACACATACATTAATCCTCCAAATACTAATAGGGTAGCCAAAAGCTACCCTTTAAATTATCCAATTAAAATTAAGCTTATTCCTACAAGCACAAAAATTATACAAGTTCCTAAAATATATTTTTTATCTTGTTCACGTTCCATTTGTTTTAGTTCATATCTTGTTGGTATTCTCATAAATCAAAATCCTTTGCTTTATATGTTTTTTTATCTTTTACATCTCTAATAACTAAATTAAGCACCATATATCTTCTTCTACTAAGAAACTTTACAAATAAATTAACTACTCTTTGACAAAATCCTAATCTACCTTTATTTATTACTTTATTAGCTACTGGATCACTACAATGACCAGAATTTGTTAGGATATTTTGTTCGTATTTTTGCATTTTATCCCTTCTTTATATTTTTTATATCCATTAGCCATACATTTTTTCAAATCGGGTTTTCCTAAAATACATTGTTGTTTATGTCGCCTAAGACTGCATAAAAAGATGCCATCATCAAAATAACTATATTTACACGACATATTTATCACCCTTTCATATATTTAGCTATTTTAGCTTTTACTGCTTCCATCATTGATTGCTGACCATTTGCTTTATCTGAAAGTGCTTGCATTACTCTCTCATCTTCAGTATCTTTAGCGATTAAATGATGTATAACTACTTTTTCTTTTTGCCCTGGTCTATGCAATCGTTTATTTGCTTGTTGATATAGTTCTAAATTCCATGTAATGCTATACCAAATAACAATATTTCCGCCATGCTGTAAATTTAAACCATGACCTGCACTAGCTGGATGAAGTAAACCCATTTCTATTTTGCCATTATTCCAATCTCGCAAATCTTGTATATTCTGTAATACTCTAGCTTTAGGAAATCTTTTTAATATCTTATCTTTATCATGCTGATACCAATAAATGACCATAAGATTTTTGCCTATGTTATCAACTTGTATTTCTTCTAAAGCATCAAGCTTATAATCATGGATATTTATAATATTTCTACCTTCATCATAAATAGCTCCGCTTGCAAATTGTAATAACTTACCTGTTAAAACGCCTGCACTACTTGCTGTAATTATTTCATCAGACATACTTAATACTAATTCTCGTTCAAATTCATAGTACTTTGACATGATGTTTTTTGGTAATTTAATAGATACCTGATTATAAATAACTGGTGGCAAATCAAGATAATCATCTGATTTTAGACTTACACAGATATCTGATATTTTGCTATATATTTCCTGTTCTGCATGCGGTAAGGTTTCATAATTAAAAACCACATGGCCATTTGTTTGTGCGGGCCTAAAATAATTTTTACGATATTGTGTTATAGTCTTACCTAACCTTTTACCGCCATCTAATAAATATATTTGGCTCCATAAATCCATTAACCCATTTGGTGCTGGCGTTCCAGTTAGTTCTACTATACGTTTGATAAAAGGTCTTATTCTTTTCAATGCTCGAAATCGCTGACTACGATGATTTTTAAATGACGATGATTCATCTATCACCACCATATCAAAATCCCATTTTCTACCTAAACTATCTACTAACCAGCCGATATTTTCACGATTGATAGTATATATATCTGCCTGCGTATTTAATGCTTTTTTTCGCTGTTTTAAATCACCACAAATTACAGATACTCGCAAATCTTTTAGATGTTCCCATTGGTTTATTTCATCTTGCCATGTTACTTGTGCTACTCTTTTTGGTGCTATTACTAATACTTTATTTACTACCCAATAATCATACATAAGCTCAGATATTGCTGTTAAGGTGGATACTGTTTTTCCCATACCCATATCCAGCATTAAAGCAATAGCTTCATTATTTATTATCTTATCTGTAGCATATTTTTGATAAATTCTTGGCTCGTATTTCAATCATAAATCACCTTCTTTGCTATACTCATTTATAAATAACTCAACATGGTCTTTACTACTTATTACCCATACATCTACACCATGATTTATTAATTGCTTTATACGTTCCCATTGTATTTCTCTAGGGCTTTTATTTGGTGCTTTCAATTCTACAAAAACTACTTTCCCATACGGCATGATTACTATTCTATCTGGTACACCCGCCGTCCCTGGGCTAGTAAATTTCCAAACAATACAACCCAATTCTTTTAACTTATCTGTAAAATGTTTTTCAATTTGCTTTTCTAACATGATTCACCTTTCTCAAATCATATTTCGTGACATTCGTGACATAGACGTATATATTATTCATAAATTAAGAAAACAATAAACATATGTCTTTTATTTTCTTAATTTCATAAATGCATATAGAAAATTTGTCACAAATGTCACACTAGTAATTAAAACCAATAAAATCAAGTTTTATTCATAATATTTATATAAATATCATTTTCAATATATTTACAGTAATTTACTTTTTTATGAAACCTCTCTGTAAACCATAATTTTTAAATCGTAATCTTTTTTCGCTCCAGCCTTCGGTCTTTCTTAACACATCATTTATTTCTATAGCCATAGCTCTAGTTAATTTCTTTACATCACCATTTAATAGTTCCACCCAAATTTCTAAAGCACATATTCTATCACGTTTGACAAGTGGCCCATTGTATTCAAATCCATCGCCACGAATGAAATCTTGCCTATCACTGATACTCAACTCTGCCCAATTTTCAGGTATTTCTTTTTCAATAAATTCACGTATCATACCAGCTAATGGACTTTCTTCAGTATGTTGTTCTTGTACTTTTTTGGCTTCTTGCTCCATTTCTTCATCAAGATACAATTTTTCGTCGCCCTCATATAGTTCTTTAGCTTCCGCCCACAACTGGTCAATAGTATCTTCGCTAATTTCAAAAGGATTTAATCTTCGTTTATTCTTATCTACCATTATTGGCCACCAACGACGACCACCAGTTTGATCACGAATAAAATCATTATTATTTGTAGAAGCTATAAATATACACTGTCTAGGAAAACGTTCTGTACGTCTACCATATGCAGGTCGAAAACTGTCTTCACGCTTAGTAATAAAATGCTTTATTTGTTCAACTTCAGCTTTACGAACTGCCGATAATTCTGCCAATTCAATAACCCAAAATCCTTGAATCTGTTCCATACCTTCTTTACCAATAACTGTACTCATACTGTCAGAACTCCATTTTTTGCCAATACGACCAATAATATAAGATTTACCTATACCTTGACCGCCAACTAACGTTACTACATAATCAAATTTCGTTCCTGGATTAAACACCCTAGCCACACCTGCACAAAACATCTTTCTAGTCATCGCACGATTAAGCTTTGTATCTTCGGCTCCTAAATAATCTATGAATAAAGTCTCTACTCGATGCTTACCGTCCCATTTAATACTTTTTAAATATTTTTTTACTGGATTAAAACTATGTCTATGAATAGTTTCTAATATAGCATCAGCAATTATATCCTTACCTTTTATGCCATATACATCAGATATATAATTTCGCAAAGCACTATCATCAGCGTCAATCCAATCACTAACATTATTATCTTTACGCCATACTAATTTATCTAAAACAACCATTCTATGAGCAAACTCATCTAAAGCAAATTTACCTTTTAAATTAGGATCATTTTCTAATATTAATTTCACATTATGAGGCGTATTTTCATATCCGCCCCAACGATTTATATCCATCTTAGCAGTCCATTTAGTATCGATATCTGTTAGAACTTCGAATTCACTATATACATCAGCCGTTTTTTCTTTACCGATGGTTTCTTTTACTACTTCATCAGATACAGCCAAATCTTGCATAGCTTTATAACTTGGCAATCTTCCCGTTGGCGTGCCTTCTGATACTTCATCATCTAACTTTCTAAATTTATGCAGTCTTACCATATCAAAAGCATTTAATAATTTTCCACAAGCAGGGTCGGTACTATGATGACTGTAGATAAAACAATTATTATAAACAATAGCACCAGCTGATGTACTTCCCTCAGCATAGGTATATCTATCATCAGTACCACATGGTACATATATATCAGATAAATATTTTTCTATAGCTTCTTGGATAGTATATGAGCGACAAAAAGCACCGATAATTCCTTTTTTACTGAGTGGATCTTCCTGTTTATCTACCGTTCTTTTGATATCTACTTGAACTCTACTACTCACGGGCCAAAAACTTTGGTCTTGCCAATTATCATATCGATTTAAATATTCATCAGCATCTACCCAAACCCCATCATTGTATTTGAAAATAAATTCACCATCTTGACTAGTACTAGGAAAATACATCAATCTATGCGGTTGATATGTGGTATCATCAAATAAATCAATATCGATATCATTTGCTATCATACGACTTATTGCTTGATATTCATCTGGATTCACAGAACGATTTATCGGTATGACTAATCTATACCTAGGTTTATTTTTACTATGCTTATGCGTACTATAAATACAACAAGCTACATTACCTATCGTAAAAAATAAATTATCCCAAAAATCATTAGTGGCAAAATCAGCGTCCAGTGTTATAACTGAACGCCATTTCACATTTTCAGCGACTCGCCTACCTTCTTTTAATGCCCCACCTACAAAACCGCCAACATCTTTAATATCATCTTGCTTTGACTTAGCAAATGATTTATATTCAGCAACGGTTTCCCCTGTTCTTCTAGTTTTTGACAATTTAAAAAGAAGTGTGGACCATGATAACTGTTTATTTTTCCATTTCTTTGATTTTCTACTACTAGCTACAGCAATAGATACTTCTCCGTCATATTTTAACTTAGATAAATTGTCTATGTTCAAAGCGGTATCTTGCATTATTAATTCACGTCCTTACACCGCCTCTCTTTGCGGTAAAATTTGTTTTTCAGGTTTAAATATATCGCTGCAATTATCATAATTAATATTAGCTTTATCAGCCCATTTAATAATCTCATCATTTATTTGCTTATTATTATGAGCTGGTTTATTAGCAAATAATTTTGCTTGTATTAGCTTATTATTTTGCACCTCGATACAAGCTTTTAACTTACCTTTATCGTCAGACATTAAAACTATATTTGATTTACCTGTATAAACAGCATCAACATAATTACCCACACAATTTCTAAAAATTTTGCCTATATTGCGAAGCACATCTGAATTCTCAGGTAAATAAAATTTAATACTATCAAACTGCATAGCTAATCTTCTACAGATTGGGTCATTGATATTAAAAGCTCTAAATGGATGTTCCTGTTTATAAATAGCTGTTACTAAATAATCATGTAGATTAGCAGGAGCCGGTTTTTCTTGCCAAAGTGTAGCTTTATCTTTCAATTTAAATATCATATAAATAGCGTCTTCACATGAAATTTTATCTTGAGAATTATGCCACCAACGCATTAAAATATTGATGTATTCTATTCCCCAGTTATCAGAAATTAATGCTAATTGGTTTAATAATGTGCGAACATCATGTCGCCATAAAAAATCAAATTCCAAGCAGTTATTAATATTATTGAAGGTATCTATATTACCTTGAGCCATGGCATAAATTTGCTTATGACGTAATAATAAAAATGGTTTATCTTTTACTAATCGCCTGATTACAGGCTTATTTGGTAAATCTGCTATTTCTAGTAATCCTGATATCGTATCCTTAGCCTTACTTATGATTTTCAAACGCTCATCAGATAAATACGCTTCATCTAAATCATAAAAGTTCCTATCAGCACTACCATAATAAAAAGGATATTTACGATATATATAGTTATAATCAGTAAGCGATAAATTATTTAAATCTGTAAAAACTAATCTATAAGCTATATTCAATATAGGTTTTATAAAATAACTGCCTTTGTTTTCATGACATACGTACATCGATTTTATTTTGAATTTAAATTTAGATTCTAGCTTTTTGGATAATCTCTCACGAAGAATTTTCAATATCTTTTTGAAATCTACAGCATATATACTTGTAAAATGTCTGTGATTTAAAAATTTTAAATTAGTATCTCTGCTAAAACTTGTATCCAGGATATTACATAAGTTATAATTAATAATGAGTTTATGATTTATATATCTTTTATAGATTGCAGTCCTTTGGGCTACATTAAAAGATATAGTCTCTTTATATAGTCTGTGATGAAACATATAGTCACTGTCTTCATCGCAGACTATTTCTTTACCCGATAAAGTCAAACGTAAACTATCTTTATATTCATCAAGACTAATCCTCATGCTGAGCGGGGAATAATCCCCGTCAGCCATAAAACTAAAATCATTTTTTTGCGTAGCTTCCGTAAAACGTGAACCACATTTAGGACAATATATAATCTGGTCATTTGGTCGTATACCATAATAGTTTCCTACACCTTCCCATAAGGATTTAAAACTATGACCACAACTCGAACAGTGATACATATTCGTAAACTTATTACCATTATTTAAGCTTTTTAAGCCACCCTCATAAAGATAGAATAATTTTGGCATATATAAGTCATATATTCTCAAATTAGTCACCTCAATCCCAGATATCGTCATCTTCTTCGATTATTGGTTCAGCCTCGGTCTTTTTTATAACTTCTTTTTTATCTTCAGCTTTAATTTCTTTAGCAACAGCTTTGATTTTATCTGCTTCTTTTTTAGCTTCAGCTTTTTGCTTTTCATCATACATATCGCACATTTTTATAGTTTCTTCACAAGCTTTATACATACGTCCTAAATAATCTAAGCTATTGGCAAAATTCTCATCGTTTTCTTTAATTTCTAATTCAGCACGCAATTTTTTAATTTCATCAAGTTCTTCAATTTGTTTTTCCATAAATTTTTTTAATTGTAATGTATTTATTTTTTTATCAGCCATTTTTAACTACTCCTTTAAACATCAACATATAATGTACGAAGACTAATCTTTTTTGTAATACTTGGTTATATAACCATCAGCATTTAAAATTAACTCCGGTGCCCAATCAATGACAGTTCCCATTATTTTATTGGCAAGTTCTAAGGCTTTTTCTATGCCCGCAGCAGCACAATCAAGAATAACTTCATCATGTACATGCATAACAATCTTAAAACCTGCTTGTTCTAATCTAATCATAGCGACCGCTAAACAATCCCTAGCGATTGCTTGTACTATATTTTCTACTAATTTACCGCCGTAAGTCTCTAATCTTTCCCATGTACGAGATGTCTGATTAGTGCCTTCATATGATATTTTATTGTTTTCTATACGAGGTCTAATGTATGTCAGCTCTCTTCCCGAGGGTAATCGCACACGTAGCATACCCGCCTTATAATAAAAAGCCATGCCATGATTAAATTTTACTTTTGTTTTCTCATTAATAGCCTCTTTAGCTGCTTTATCAACAGTGGACCATAAACGGACAATATGTGGACTCGCTTTTCTCCATTTAGTTACAATATCGGTTAATTCTTCATCAGTAAGCCCCATTTTATCAGCACCCATAGCTTTTAAAGCTCCTATACTTCCCTGATATCCTAAAGCAAGTTCTGCTATTTTCCCCTTTTGTCTAAGTTCACCATTAATACCATGTTTTACCACTGGTACATGAAACATCTGACTAGCCGATGCACAATAAATATCACCGCCATCAGCAAATACTTGCATACGCCAATTTTCACCACTAAGCCAGGCAATCACTCTAGCTTCAATAGCCGAAAAATCAGCTACTACGAATTTATTTGATTTTGTAGGTATAAAAGCAGTTCTTATTAATTGAGATAATACATTTGGTACATTCTCATAAAATATTTCAAATGTTTCTGCATCATCATGTTTTAATAATTCTCTAGCATCGTCCAAATCACTCATAGAATTACGAGGTAAGTTCTGCACCTGTACGAGCCTTCCTGCCCAACGTCCAGTACGATTAGCACCATAAAATTGAAGTAATCCTCGAATTCGTCCATCAGCACATTGAGCATTCTGCATAGCTACATATTTTTTTACTGAGGTCTTAGATAACAGCATTTTTAGCTTTAACATCTCTTTGACCTCTTTATTTTTTACAGTCTTTAATAACTCTAATACAGTAGCTTTAGTGATACTTGCAGGAAAAAAACCCTCTTTTTCCAGTATCCAGTGTTTTAATTGTTCAGTAGAATTTGGATTATCTAAACCCGATATATCCTTAGCTTCTGTAGCAATTCTATTTCTAAAATCAGTATCAACTTCTACAGCTTTATCTGCTAATTGTCTATCTAATCCAATACCTCTATCATTTATTTGTTGGTCTAATACCCATAAATTTTGTTCAAAATCTGTAGGTTTGAATTTAATCATTTTCTTACGTAAATAGCGTTCAACCTCTACATCACGTTTATTATATTCTTTAAATAAATTCCAATTTTGTATATCATGCTTTGGTAAATTTCTTGTTCTGCCACCATTAGTATTAGTCGGCTTACAAGGCTTCGAAAATTCCATTATTAATTTTCGTCCAATATTCATTTTGGCTTTATCTTCAGCTAATCTAAAAATTCGACAATCCTCAGCAAGAGAACCATACAATCCTAAATTCAAAGATAGCACCATAGTGCATTGCCATTGTGCAGGGTCTAAAAAATAATCGCCACGATAAAAACTATCAATTGTTTCACCGCCAAATAAATAATGACTTAGTAATACTCTTTCAAATTGGGCATTATAAGCAGTTTTTAAAACCGTAGGATCAATTAAATCTCGTAAAACTTGTTCGGGAATATCTTCACCTTGAGCCAAATCTATAACATTAACTATTTCATCATCATATGCATAGCCAAACAATAAAATTTCGGCCCGCTCTGCGTATCTATAGACCCCGACTTTTTTTAAGTCGAGGTCGCAATATGTTTCTAAGTCAATAGATAGTGTTTTCATAAAATACCTCCTAACAAGGCTTTATTCAAACATCTCCTCATTGTCATCTACTTCTTCGCCAAATTCATTCTCATACTCATCATCATCTAATACTTCAAAATCATCTTCTGGATTAGAAGCACCACCTAATGGTTCACCGTCTTTTACTTTTTGAATGTTACCCAATCCAGCAGCAATACCTGAGCCAGCATCTGTTTTATAAGCATAAAATGTTACTGATACATTAGCATAACAACCACTATACACCGCAGAACGGTCAAGAATAGGTTTTATTTTTCTATCTACAATCTTAGGTGCAGTGTTGGAATTTGCGTTTATAAAGTAGCATCCTTCATATGCATCATCATCAAAACGGTCAGTATCTCCATCACGAAGAGGTACTTTTAAATTAGGTGGAATTTTTCCATTTTTATTTGCCAATTTAGCTTTACCAGCATTTTTAGCAGCTTCTATCGCTTTTTTTATTTCAGCTATTTGCTTTTTATCAGTTTTAGGAATTATGAGTGATGCACCATATTTCAAATCCCCATTTGGTGTTTCTTTTGGTTCCCAAATATTAGCATAAGAAAGCCTTACATTCTTTAAAGTTAACTTTGTATCATTCATATTTATAATCTCCTTTAATCAAGTATTTCAAAATCATTTTCAGGGCTGTTGTATTCAGGTCGTGGGTCATCAATGCCAACAAGTGTAGGCTTACCAGCTATTTTAGTGATTAAATCATCAAGTAAAACACTAAATGTTTTTTTACCCAATACTTTAGTCAATTCAGTTATAGACTTTAATTCAGGCTCTTTCATAAAATCAGATGAATCAATATTAGCTTCTTGCAATCTACTAATCACAGCAGCAATATCACTATATTTTCTTGAGCTTTTACCTTCTACCAATTTATAACCTGGCCATGTCCTACCTTGTAATGCTTCAGATAATGCGTAATCTTTTATTTGTTTAGCATAATGAATAAGTGGTTCTATCCTATTTAGTACATCAGCCATTTCTCCATCAGACATAAATTCAGGGTCAATAAAATCATACTTTGCTATGCTTAAGCAGTATTCAGAGTATTTTTTACAACGTAGTGAAGCCCTACAGAATAAACACCATTTACCAGCATTGAATTCTCCTATGCCATCATAGGCAAGTTCAGCGGTTGGTTTTACAATATTTTCTCCCCATTTAATTAAATCTTTTACTGATTTTTCTTGACTAGATATCCCACCATTACGTGGCTGAAATATAGTCATTTGGATAGTATCAAAATCATACATAAAACCAAAATTACTGATTATACCTAAGGCATACATCTGCATTTGTGTATTATCAATAGCACTAACAGCTACACCTTTACCATATTTTAAATCTACTATTTCTACATATTTATCAGTAATAATCACTAAATCTCCTGTACCGAATCCCTCTTTTGCCCATTCGCTATAATCAATTTTTTCTTCTATTGCTATATAAGCTGTTTTATCTATGCTCAATGCTGTATTAATTTTCTCAATACACATCTCTACATATTCAAATACATAATCTAACATTGCTTTATTGTAGAGTTCTTGATTTTTAAATTGTTTTGGTAAAGCAATATTGGTATGATTATGTTTTAAATAATACTTCAAATAAAATTCTCCAATAGCATGAGCTAATGTTCCTTCACGAGCAGCTGCTGTTTCTTTATCGGGATATGTTTCCTCTAATCGGGCGCTAGGTGGACAAGATAGCCACCTTTTACTACCCGATGCACTTAATAAGGCATGTGCTGGCTCGGTCATTCGCCAAGAACTTCCTTTCTAAATTCATCTATCTTGTCAATTGGAATATCGCTTAATTTCTTTAATTCCCATTTGTGTAAAGTATCTTTCATTCTCCCCATCAATGTATCATCTGATTTTTTAGCTTCCATTAAATCCTTTTTTAAGTTATCTCTCAATTCTTCCTCACTTAATTGAGGTTTAGTGCTATCTTCTTTTACTTCTTCATCAGCTGGAGTCTCATTTTTTACTTCACTTTTCTTTGCCTTTTGTCTAGTAACTTTTTTTACTGGTTTTTCAACAATTTCTTCTTTTTCTTCAGCTATAGCATTAACTACTATATTTTTTGTATTTGCTTCTAAAGCTTTCGCTAATGCTCCTATAGCTTGCGCAAGTTGTTCAGTTCCTTCAATTGTTACTTTTACATTTAATTCCATGATATTAACTCCTTTTATAAATTAAGTTTTTATGTTAAAATTTAATTGCGTTTTATTATTTATGCTGATTAGCCACGTGCTGGTCAGCTTTTTTTAATATGGAAAAGAATTTACTAATATTATCTAAAACTATTGGTAAATCTTTAGGTTTAAAAATGCTAGGCGTTAATTTAATAGCAATACCTTTTTTCTCATTGGTTTCATAGATTGTCTGCATATTCTCAAATCCTTTGCATATAGTTTTCATATTCTGAATAAGGTATACGAATAGTACGATTATCTATCTTAGCTTTTATTACTCCAGTACGTACTCTTTCGTAAATAGTGCCGTAACTTACATTTGCTTTTTTGGCAAATTCTGTAATCGTCAATGGACATCTTTCTACATCATTTAAATTCTGTTGCACCTCCAGAACTTCTAAATGTTCTTGTTGAACCTTTTTGGTGATATTAATTAGTTCATCAATTTCTTTATTTAGATTTTCTTTCAAAGTCTCTAAAGCTCGAATTTTTATTTCACACTCTAAATTCCAATCAGCCATATACACAATCTCCTTTCAATTTATTTGGTTGCTACCCATACATAAGCTATAAATTTTGATACAGCGGTTTCATCAATAACCCACCGCCAAGCGTTCGTTACAATAAGGGAATAATTAGTAATAGCTAAGCATATGTTAAATATATTTGGTATAATCATCTTTACGAGGAGGTGATTATATTGAAACGTGATTTAGATATAATTAGAAATATTTTGTTATACATTGAAAACGCTGATAATAACCGAATTCGTATATATGATATTTCTATAAATTTAAATTTGCCTATTGATGTCATAAAGTATCATATCGATTTATTAGCAGATAAAAAATTTATTATCTTACGTGGTTGTGTAACTGTACTATCTCCTGATTATACAAATTGTTAGAATGACTTTTGACGGATGCGACTATTTAGAAGCAATAAAAAACGATACTATATGGAACAATGTCAAAAAAGACTTAAAAAGAATTGGTGGTTCTGCTTCTTTAGACATTGTTAAAACATTAGCCGTTAATATTGGTCTAAAAATTTTACAAGAATAAACTCAACCTAAAGACTTATCAGAATTTTGATGTTGACATTTTAACTTTACCAATTCAAGTAATCCTGTAACTTCCCAAAATTCGATTCTATACTTTGCAAAAATCTCTATAATTTCATTAGCAATAGGTTCATATATAATTTGCCGTTCTTCAAGTTGTCGCTTGAGTTCGGCATTTTCTTTTTCTAATTCTTCATAGGTTTTTTTCACATTATCACCTCTTTTAATAACCACTTTTCAATTTCATCCTTTTTGCTGATGTCGTTGATATAATCGAATGAACAGTTTCTTTGGTGTTTTACCTGTTATTAAACTTTTTTGTATCTCTTTAGGTGTTAAAGACTTAACAGGTTTTTCTGCTTCTTCAAGTGTTATACCGTGAGGTTTTAGAAGTAATTCATAGATATATACTTGAGCAATCATATTTTCTAACTTTATATCCTTATTTAAATTTAACATCTAATCACCTTTATTACTTGTATTTCCGTCATTTTTCTTTAAAAAATTAAGGTTAATATCTAAAATTACACCTAATTTTGACAGAAGTTTTAAACTGGGTGTATATCTATTACGTTCAACATCTGCGTAATATGCTCGAGACACCATAGCTTTATCAGCAATCTCCTGCTGAGTTTTACCTTTTTTCTTACGAGCTTCTTTTAAAACTTCACCAATCATTAAATCACTCCCTTCAATTTTGTTTTGCAAATATATTGTATTGTATTTCCGTCATCTTGTCAATAGTATTTCCGTCAAAAATATATTATAATTTAAATAAAAGACGGAAACACCGCACAAAAAAAGGAGTGCTTTTTATGCTGACTATAGGCGAAAATATAAAAAAAGCTCGTAAACAAGCAAATTTAACACAAGTGGAACTAGCAAAAATCACAAATCTATCCCGTTCGTATATTGGAGATATTGAAAAAGACAGATATAATCCTAGTCTTTCTACCTTAAAAGCTATTGCCAAAGCTACAAATCAACCACTAAATTTTTTCATATCTAATCAATCTAATACACCAGCTAAAGGTATCAAAATTCCTGTATTAGGTCGTGTTGTTGCAGGCATCCCTGTTGAAGCTATTACCGATATAATAGATTATGAAGAAATCACCGAAGAACTTGCTCGCACCGGAGATTTTTTTGCGCTGCAAGTAAAAGGCGAGAGTATGGCTCCCCGTATTCGAGAAAATGATGTTGTAATAGTTCGGAAACAATCAACTGTAGAAAACAAAGAAGTCGCTATTGTTTTAGTAAACGGCAATGAAGCTACTATCAAAGAAGTTCAATTTCAGGAAAACGGTATTACTTTGATAGGCTGGAATCCAGCAGTATATACACCTCATTTTTATAGT